AGACCATACAAGCCATTGGTGATGTAATGTCAATTGCGCGGTTTGAAAACATCACTGTTAAAAACTTGACCTTTGCAAAAGATGCATTTGGCGAGCAAAGCACAACGCAAACAACTTGGTTTCAAACAAGGGCGCGGGTACATTCCGTTTCAAACAATGTGAGAATCAACGAAAAATATCGGGTTTACTCCGATATTGTTGACTTTACATTGAATTACACGCCAAACGCAAAAGCTATAGTTGACAACCAGAATTTGTATTCTATCAACTGGCGCGGCTTTGATTGGCGCATTGACAATGTGCGGGAAGCTGATGACCGAATGACAGTCAGGCTTCTTTGTGTTCGCAACGACCCAGTGGTGGCGGTGTAATGGCACAAACAAATCCCGAAACGCTTGGCAAAACAATTCAATACCAATTGTCAGGGATTGTTACGCCTGTACCTGTCTACGCGGCGTTTAACCGAAATTTTGCAACTGAGCCAAAATTTGTTACATGGAATTTGCGGAATATTCATCAGCCAGTCTACACAGGTCAAACGCAAAGCATAAAAGGCATTGACACTCCAATTTTCCAAGTCAGTATTTTTACGCAAAACATTGCTGAAGGTTTTGTAATTTCAAATACGATACTACAATCGCTGCATGGATACAGCGGCATGTTTGGCAATGTTGCAGACGGCGGTTTTTATGTTTCCAAAGTTGATGTAATGTGGTTGTATAACACATTTAACAATGAAGAAAAGTTAGCACAGATTATTCTGGACTGCACTATGTACATTCCGAATTAACAAGATAAGACTGTTTAACCAACTGAGGAATTCAAAATGGCATTACCAAACAAAATCCTTCCGGGCTTTGCCGCAACACTGTACGCACAACCCGGCGCTACGCCAACTCCATTGACTACAACGCAGCTCGCCCTTGTTGCCAGCGTATCGCCTTTGGCGGTAGTCGGCAATCAATTGCCTGTTGAAGCTGTTCCCGCTTTTGGCATGGATGATGCCGTGGCAAACTACAGCGTGGCGGGTTCGCGTCAAAGCGACAAAATCCCTACGCAATCTGCGCCGACAAGTCTAAGCGTAACTGCCGCATGGAATCCAGCAGATACTAATTTGCTGTTAATGCGCGGTGACGCTTATTCGGGCATTATTGACCGAACATTTGTTATTGAAGCAGAAGATGGCGCAAACATTGTTTATTACGCATTTAATGGTCGCGTAGGCAATTTTCAAATTGACGCGCAACCCGGCGCTGAAGCCAAATGCAATTTTACTATTCATCCCCGTGGCAACCAGTTTGGCTGGTCTAACAACGCATAAGGTGCAATCATGACTATCCCTGCAAAAGTTCTTCCCGGCTTTGCCGCATCGTTTTGGATGCAATCAGCAGCAACACCAACGCCACTGACTACAGCAAACCTTTCGGTGTGGGTGGCGCAAGTCACTACCATTGTCGGCACATCGGCTAACGGCACTGGCGCATCTGGTGTCGGCATTCCCGTTGAGGCTGTCCCTGCCTTTGGTATGGATGACGCGGTTGCTAATTTTAGTGTTGCTGGCTCACGGCAATCCGATAAGATTCCAACTCAGTCAGCGCCTACAAGCATGAGCGTTACAGCGGCATGGAATCCGTCAGATGCGGCTTTGCTGCAAATCCGCGCAGATGCTTACCTAGGCACAGTAGACCGCACCTTTGTGGTTGCTGCCGTTGACGGCACAAACACTGTTGCTTACGCTTTCAATGGTCGAGTGGGTAACTTCCAGATTGACGCACAGCCCGGTGCTGAAGCCAAGTGCATGTTTACTATTCATCCACGCGGCAATCAATACGGCTGGAGCAACAACTAATGAGCGCCATTGATGAGGCGGTTGAAGCAATCTTGGCAACCTATGGCAACCCTTTAGAGGTTGCTAGGGGTTACAAGTTTGACAACGCCGAGATTATGGAAGCAATGAAAGACGCAGTGCCAAATGGCAATGTGGCTTACGCATTGACGATGCTGGCTAATCTTAACCCGCCTCCAGCAAAAACCATCAAAGATTAATGATGCAAGAAAATACAATACAAAACACAAACGACTTGCTGGATTACCTAGTTGAGCAAGCCAAAGAACACAAACACTGGTTTGGGTTTGTTCAGCAAAAGATGACCGGCATTACGCTGGCGCATCAAATTGCAGCGCGTCATGCTGACAAAATGACGCCTATTGAAATTGTGGAATTTGTCAAAGAGTTAAACAATCAGATTTTTAACCGAATGATAAAGCCGGGTGCGTAAATGGGCGGCGGTGTCGTTATCAAGCTGGAAGGCATTGGTGCGGTAGACGAAGCATTAAAAGCGCTTGAGCGCGAATTTGGCGCAAAGACAGTGCAAGGCAAGGTGCTTGTGCCATCGGTCAGAGAAGCCATGCAGCCCGTACTTGCAGCGGCTGTCAGCAACGCGCCAAAAGATACAGGCGGCTTGGCCTTATCGTTGCAAGTAGAAGCCAGAAGGCCAACCAACAGAGACAGGCGCAGCAAGTACATCACGCAGAGCGATACAGTGATTGCGGCGGTGACAACGGCATCAGGCAAAAAGCTGGCAAGAATGAGCGAGGGCAAAGGATTGCTTCGTTCACGCAAACGGCTTGCTAAGCTAGGCTTTGAAAACGCAGCAACTTTTACCGGCGTGGAATCAGATGCGCGGGTGGTGGCGCAAGAGTTTGGGACGGCAAGAAACGGGGCGCAACCTTATTTAAGGCCAGCGCTGGAAGCTAACGCGCAATCAACAGTCAATCGGCTTGGCGAAATTCTCGCACGGCGAATACAAGAGTTTAGAAACAAACAAGGAAAATAAGACATGACCAAACTATCAGGCGTGCTTGGCAACAAATATCAATCAAAGCGCCAACAAATTTTTACCCGCAGTTTTGACCTTGGCGGTCATACTTTTAAAGTCAGAATTCCGTTTGTTGCGGAATCTGACGGCATGTTCACGCGCATCATGAATCCTGATGAGGCGCACATACAGCGCCTTTATGAGCAAATGTCTGAGCCATTATTGCGCTACAAAGACGAAGCTACGCCAGAAATGGAAATTGAGTTTGGCGAAACGGATGTGCTGGTCAAGGGTCGCTCAATGCGCGAAGCGGCAAAAAACAAAGCCATGACCGAAAACAAAATTACCGAATACATAAAGCTGCTTATTCCCGAAGATGAGACAGCCAACATGGATGACATTACTTTTGCCGACATTGAGGCAGAGTTTCCGTCATCCGTGCAGATTGCTTTGATTGAAAAGATTGCCGAAGCCATTAGCCCAACATACAGGGAAGCGCGGGGAAACTGATTCGCTCATTGAGGACGCAAGTGGAATGCGCGATGGTCTTCAATGGGCATACACACGAAACGCTGGCGCAGTTAGATGAGGTTACGATGACCAGAATCCAAACAATGTATGCAGATGGCGCATTGGGGAATCACGGGATTCTGACTTGCTTAGGCCAATTGACAGCGGGGGTTTTTAATTACATGCGCCCCAAGGATGCGCCTGATTACAAGCTGGTCAAGATTTTGGGGAATGTATATGATTACATTGTCCCGCCAATGAGTGAAGCAGAGCAAAAAGAAGCCGCAAATAATGCGCTAAAAACATTTATGAGCGCAGCGCCGGGATTTGATGAAAAACGATTCAAGGTAAAAAATGGCTAATTTTATTGGGCGATTGGGTGTAGTTCTTGGCCTAGACAGCGCCGAGTTTAGCCGTGGCATTGACGCTGCTGGCAAAAAACTAGAAAGTTTTTCTAACGCCGCCGAAAAATACGGCAAAGTGGCGGCAGTGGCTTTGGTTGCTGCTGGTGCTGCTGCACTTAAATACGCAGACGATATTGCTGATACTGCGGCTGCCAATGAGGTTGCCATAGATTCAGTACTCAAGTTGCGTAATGCTCTTGCCAACTCAGGCGGCTCTGCGGAAAACGCTGGCAAATTAATGGCAAGTTTTACTGCACAAATTGATAAAGCGGCAGATGGCGGCTTTGAAGTGCAGCAGACATTTAAGAAAATGGGTTTGTCGCTAGATGACCTACGCAAAATGGACATGGACACCATGTTCAACAAAGCGGTTGAGGGTCTTGCGGGAATGACTGACCCGATTACTCGCAACGCCAAAGCTATGGAATTGTTTGGCAAAGCCGCAAAGGGCGTAGATTTTGTAGAGCTTAACGAACAATTGAAAACAGGCGCTGGCGTAAGTGATGAGCAAGCCGAAGGAATTAAAGCTGCGGCAGAATCGTATGATTTGCTGGCGCAAGCAGGGCGAGATTTTTCTATTGTTCTTGCAAAAGAACTTGGCCCTCCGCTGAAAGCTACGCTGGATTACATGAAAGACCTTAATGGGCAGGGCTTGCAATTTGGCGATATTTTTAAAGTGGCGTTTCAAACAATTGCCGTGCTTGGGGCAAATGTCGCTTTTGTTTTTGAAAGCATTGCGCGTGAAATAGGCCACACATGGGACAACGCCAAGCTGCTGGCGAAGTTTGACTTTAAAGCTGCGCGTGCGGGGGTTGAGCAATTTGCGGCTGAAAATGATATGCGTGCCGCAAAATTAGAAGCGTTTGAGCGCCGCATTATGGGTGACGCTGGCGCGGGTCGCGGCTTTATGCGCGGCGATGAGGGCATGCCAAAACCAAAAGCAAAAGGCAATTTACGCGATGTTGTAGAAGGTGTTAACAAAGATGCCGAAGCAGAAAAAAGACGGCGTGATAGAGAAGCGGAAAAAGAAAAAAAACGCCTAGAGGATTTGGCAAAAAAACAGCTTGATTTAGAGCTTAGAGGCTTGGATGAAGAAAACAAACAGCGTGAAGAAACCAACAGGCTTCAATCTGAACAAGAAACAATGTATCAAAGGGGCAATGCTGCTCAAGCTATGGCGCAGGAGCTTGCCGGTATAGCGCTTGACAGAGAAAAAGAGCGATTAATTCTTGCTGACCAAGGCAGGAACATGCGGTCAGAAGATTTGCAATTTGCCCAAGCTGCTTTGGAAATTGAGTACAAGCGCAAAGACGCAATGCAAGCAATTACTGACAACCAAGCGCTTGACCAAGAAGCCCGTGCAAAAGCCTATGAAAAAAACAACGCTTTGGCAGCACAGGCGCTAGAGCTTGAAACCAAGCGCTTAGAGCTTGCAAAACAAATGCGTGAGGGTAGCCTTGCAGATGGGTTTAGAAACGCAGCCGAGGCCACATTCCGCAACGCCTCAACTGAGTTTGAGCGAGGCCAGCAAGTGTTTCAATCAGTTATGGGCAACATGGAATCGGCGCTAGACAATTTTGTTCGCACTGGCAAACTAAACTTTGGCGATTTTGCCAGAAGCGTTATTGCTGATTTAATTGCAATCCAATTAAAAGCGCAAGCAATGGCTATTTTTAAAATGGCAATCAGCGCGTTTAGCGGTAGTCCAACTATTCCTATGCAACCGGGCGGCGGATATGCCGATGGCGGTGAGCCTCCAGTAGGGCGCGTAAGTTTAGTGGGTGAGCGTGGGCCAGAATTGTTTGTTCCTAAAACAGCGGGGACAATCATTCCAAATCACCAACTTGCAAGCGCAATGGGCGGCGGTCAAACAGTCAACTACAACGGGCCATTTATTGCAAGCATGAGCGCAATTGATACGCAATCAGGGCTGCAATTTTTGGCTAAAAATAAACAATCGGTTTGGGCGGCTTATCAGTCTGCAAACCGCAGTGTTCCAATGTCTCGTTAAGGAAAAATTATGGCAGTACCAAATACTTTTGCGGCTTCAACAACAACAATTCCACTTGCAAATCTGGATGCTAATTTTGCTTACTATGATGCCGCTTACAGCATTGCCGCAACGACAATGACTGTTAACTACACATTGTCAGCAACAGGGGCAGTGGCGTTAAATCCAGCAAATTTGAATGTAGTGATTTCGCCAACTGGCACGGGGTTGGTAACAATTAATCCTGCAACCGCTGGCACGATTAATAAAATGAGCATTGGAGCGACTACGCCGGCGGCTGGCGCATTTACAACATTGGGCGCATCAGGCGCGGTTACTTTAAGTCCAGCTAGTGCCAATGTGGTGTTATCGCCAACGGGTACAGGTCTAGTTACCATTAATCCTGCAACTGCTGGCACGATTAATCGAATGAGCATTGGTGCAACTGTAGCTGCCACTGGCGCTTTTACAAGCGTAACCACTTCGTCAGATATTTTTATGACTGGCGGGGGTGAGATTTATTTTACCCAGCCAGCGCCAACAGCATTAACAGCAACTGCCACGCTGACCATTGCTCAATTGCTTACGCAAATTATTACGGGAACAGCAGCAACTGCATTAATTTTTACTTTGCCAACCGGCACATTAGTGGATGGCGGCGTACCCGCTTCTGTAGCTGCAAACATGGGTTTTGATTGGTCAGTAATTAATTTAGGTTCTGCTTTAGGCGCAATTACTATGACAGGTGGTGTGGGAAATACCTATGTTGGCAACGCCACAATTGCAATAAATACATCAGCTAGGTTTCGCACAAGAAAAACAGCGGCGGCAACTTACATAACTTACCGGGTGGCTTAAATGAGCCTTCAATCAATACTTTCTGTTGCTGAATCAGTAGGCATTAATGACCACAAGTTTGCTGGTCAAATGATGAGCCGCAACATGAGAATAAGCACCTCAGAAATTTTGACTGTGCAGCCGTTTGGGTTTTCAATTAAGCCTATGAATTATTTGCTGTATACGCAAAGTCGCGCCATTTTGTCAACCTTGCGAGAATCTGACCGAATAACAGAACAGTATTTAAATTTTGGCACAACTGGCTGGCTTAATTACATTGTGTATCAAGGTCAAATGACCAGTGCCGACATTATTGCAAGCAGAGTGCAAACTTCATCTGCAAATAAAACCATCGTCTTAGGAACATTGCCCACACTTACGCCAACATCCTTTATTGTTAAGACGGGTGATTTTATTCAAATAGACCGATACGCATACATTGCAACAGCAAATGTTTTGCGAGGCGCTGCTGCTACTGTTAGCATCCCCGTACATCGGTCATTGATGACTGTAGTGACTGCGCCTGTTGCGCCGGTAATTGGACAATTTGGAACAACGGCAGCATTGGGCGGGTCAACATATACAGGCATAACTTTTCCGGTAATTGTGCGGGACTATCCAACTTACACGCTTGTGCCAATGACCAACGACAGTTTTATTTCATGGTCAGGTGAATTCTCAGCCACTGAGGTTGTGCTATGAATTCAATTGGGCCAGTACAAAACACAAATGTCATTCGTTATGCGGATTTATTCCGCTTGACAACGCCTGACGCTACATATTTATTTTCTACTTTGCCATACGCAATTACTGTTCCGTCAATTTCTGCAAATCCATTTACGGCAATGGGCCAATTAATTGCAGTCAATGCGGCGCAGCGTGATATTAAATCAACCGCCAACGAAACAACTGTAACACTGGTAGGTATTGATACTGCCATGCTTGGCTTAGTGCTTGGCTCAAAAATTAAAGGGTCACAGATTGAATTGTGGCATGCGTTTTTTAATAGCAATAATGAATTAATAACAATCACAAATGTAACATGGGCAAATAATTCATTAGAGCCAATTGCTTGGTCAAACAATTTGTCAAATGTTATTGCATGGTCAGGCGGCACTAGCACGGGAGTTTACAAATACTTCAATGGATACATTAATTCTTTTTCTATTTCAGAACAGTGGATGGAAGAAGCTAGGGCATTCACTGGTGTAGTCACGATAAGCGCATCTAGCTTTCAATTGGTTTTGCAAAACCGAACTGCGGGGCGTTACACCAATGACAATTCGTGGCAATCTGCAACACCCGGCGACACTTCAATGGATAGGGTTAACTTTATTTCAACTATTAACTATGCGTTTGGTCGAAATGAAAGTCCGTGATGCCACCCCGTTTGATGTTGCTGTAATTCTTAATATGCTTCGGCATTATCGTAAACAAACGCCTTTGCCTTTTTTGCATGAGGCTGATGATGAAGTTTATGTCACTGGTTTACTAACTGAAATTATGGCAGGGCGCGGCGTGGCGCTTTTAGCTGAAGGCGACAAAGTTGATGGCATGTTGTTAGCTCAAGTTGCTAGTAGCGCATGGAGTCCAGCACATTTAATAATGACTGAGATGGCGTATTGGGTCAATCCAGAAGCGCGTGGCGGCACTGCCGGTCATAGGTTGTTGAGTGCCTATGTTGAACATGGACAAGCGCTTAAAAACGAAGGTCGCATAGCTGCTTTCTTTATTAGCAAGATGGTAAATAGTCCAGACTTAAAATACGATAAGTTTGGATTTAATAAACTAGAAGAATTTTGGGTGATGTAAATGCCAGCTTCCATTGTTTTGTCTGCTATATATGGGTCTGTTGCTGCAGCTACAGCAGCAATTGGAGCTACTGCCGTAGCTGTTGCTTCTTTTGCTATTAACATTGTTGCGTCAATGATTATTAGCAAAGCATTTGCGCCAAACATTAACAATTCTGGAATTGATGGTATTAATTCTGTAAACCCCGGCAGTCGCATTCAATTGCCTCCTGCTGGCGACAATAAAATTCCCGTTGTTTATGGGCAAGCCTATGTAGGCGGTGTAGTTACTGATTTAAGCATTACGCAAGACAACCAAGTTCTTTATTATGTAGTGGCCTTGTCAGAAGTTACAAATACAGAAACAGGTGGAACGGCTGATGTATTTACATTTGGCGATATTTATTTTGGCGGCAAAAAATGTATCTTTGATACTGTTGATGCCACTTCTGTTGTTGGCTTGCTTGATGAATCAACTGGCGTTACAGATAACACTGTTTCTGGAAATTTAAATTTTTATTTGTTTAATAACGGCTCATCTTCTGGCGTAAACACTGCTAACTCAGCAATTTCAATAATGCAAGATTCTAATCTGGTTTACCAGTGGGATTCTACAAAGTTAATGAACAATTGCGTATTTGCTATTATAAAAATTACATACAATGCAGACGCGAACTTAACTGGTTTGCAACAGACAAAATTTCAAATAACTAATTCAAGAAACAATCCGGGCGATTGCATGTTGGATTATTTATTATCAACCCGCTACGGCGCGGCAATTCCGTTAGCTAGCATAAACACAACATCATTAACAGAGCTTAATGCTTATTGCTCTGGTTTATTTGCGTATATACTTCCTAATGGGGGTACTGGCTATCAATCAAGATTTCAATTTGACGGGACGCTAGATACAAATCAGACAATTATGAACAACTTGCAACTAATGGCAAGTTGCTGCGATTGTTTGCTTAGATACAACGAAATTAGTGGCACATGGGGCGTGATTGTTCAGTCGCCTAGTTATAGCATTGCTATGGCTTTAAATGATTCAAACATTATATCAGCAATTCAAATTACGCCAGTAGACATTGCTAGCAGTTACAACATTGCAGAGGTTAAATTTCCTGATGGAACAAGTCAGGATTCTTTTAGTACTGCAACCTATAACCTTGCAGTTCTGAATCCCGCATTAATGTATCCAAATGAGCCGGTTAACAAGCAGTCAATC